GTGGGGATGCTGGTGGTGACGCTGGGGATCAGAGTCAGACCAGGGGTTGCGGTACCACCGGCAATGCCGCTAGAAACCACATCGCCACCATCCACACGCAGGGAAGCGCGGTAAACGTAAGCGCCTGCAGGAGCCTTGATACCGTCTGTGATATCAGCCCGGACATCCTTATGGAAGTCAGGGGAAGGAACAATAACGTTCGCGTTCAGGAACGGAGCGTTAGTAGAATCACCAGAACCGTAGGGCTGGGTGTAGTAGGCCAACTGGTTGTTGGTACCCAGAGCTTGGTAGCTCAGGTCCACATAACCGACAGCCTGCTGGGCAATCCAGCCGGGACGGAAGACCACGCCCACGGGGCCACCAACGGGTTGGTTGGTGTAGCTCGTTTGAACGCCATTGGCGTTCTCGAACTGCATGGTTTTTTCTTCGTGCCAGTAACGAAGAACGTTGGTGTAGTTGCCAGGATAGATCTTGGCAACGTGGAGCTGGTTAGAGTTGATCGCCATTGTTAGTTACCTCCTCAAGCGTCGAAAGAGTAACCAACGGTGACGAAGTCAGCGTTCAGAAGTTCGAAACCTGCGTACAGGCTCCAAATCATCATGATGAAACGGCTGAAATCGTCGTTGTTGTTGAGAAGCACCTGGGCATTGTTGCCACCGATGCCAACGCCAACGGCCTGAGGACCAAAGAAGATACCGACAGCAGCGTTGTAATCAGCGGTGCTGGAGGCGATGGTCGCACTCTGAGTTTGAGTAGGCATGTTGGTGCTTTCGAAGAAGCGCACGCCTTCAAACACGAAGCCGGTGGGCATAATCGGCTCGCCAGCCACGAAGGTGGCTTGGCCGAAGCCTTGACCCATGTACAGGGCAGCGTTGGGCTGCATCCCGGACATGAGGGGGTTGATTTGACCGTTGCCAGGATAACGAGCAACTTCGCGGAAGTCGCTGTTCTGACGCAGGTGCATCAGGAAGGTGGGATCGCAAACGCAGCGATAGAAACCATCCTGGAAGGTAGGAGTGTTCCGCTTACGCAGGCTCTTCACCACGCGCAGCAGGTCATCCTTAACGTCGAACTTAGCTTGCTCGGCGTTGGTGTAGGTCAGAGCGCCAGTGGCGAGATCACCAGGGAAGTAGTAACCGCCTTGGGAATCAGAAGCTTGACCCTTGGAAACAGCCTTCAGGAGTTCGTTGATGAACACCCGATCGCGCCAACGACGATAGTCGTCGAGCAGAGTCAGGCTGCCGATGGATTGGTGGAAAGTGGTGAGGTTACCGGTATCCAGCAGCAGACGCTGGGCGGTAATCAGGGTTTCACGCGCAATCTTGAAGGTGCTGGGCTGAGTAGGATCACTCGGGTCAGCAGGACCGGTGTACTCACGAAGAGTCACCAGCACCTTATCTTTCACAATATTGCGACTGTTAGCAGTACCAATGGTCTGCTCAGCAGTACGCTCGCGAGATTCTTTAGAACCAGGATTACCGAAGAACCGGTAGCGATCTAACTGAACCGTCTGGCCGGGCTGCTTCGAAAAGTCGTGAACAACCACAGGCTCCGCAGCCATCTCAACGATGTATGCGGGGTGAGGACGGTAAAGTTCCGCACCAAGGATCTTCGGGAAGTCGTTGTCAATAAACAACGTCTATCTCCGAAAAAACTACCTACTAACTATAAGAGTTAACAAGCCGCTATAAACTACAGAATGTCGCACTCTTAGCGGTTTAAATCTTGGTGCCTGGGCTAAAAGTGCGCACCATGTTACGCACACCTTCACCAAGCACACCATACACAGAACCGTAGTTAGGTACATACCTTAAAGATTTGCCGCGATAGCTGTTACGCACCGGAGAGCCCATCTGACCGGGTACACCGGTATAACGAGTTTCCGTAAAACTTTGGCAGTACACAGGGTGGTGGTACACCCACGCGGCACGAGATCCTGACGTGTCGTTAGTCGGGTTGGTGAGTGAAGGGGACGCAACCCTAGGATGCGTGACTCCTCCGCCAGTAATACCGCCACCATCTAGCGTATTGTCGTTCGAACTAGGTGTTTGGAAAGGAGAGTAGATCTGGTTATCAGGAATCTGCTCACCGTACCAAGTGTGCGTACCGAAGTTACGCAAACCAGGTTCAGGCCCATAAGCAGTCTGAACACTCGCGTTAGCAGTGCTGTAAATACCTTGGGCACGAAAGCCGACATAACTATCTAATAACCCAGACGCATGAGGCTGAGTGTTTTCGTAGTTAGTCCAGTAACCAGAAACAGCAGGAGGGACTGCACGCCAATCCGTCGTGAAGTAGCCGCTGATATTCGGAGGCCCTACAGGGATGCGTCCGAAGTCGGCACCCTCATCATTAACACCGAACCAAGTCTGTTGAATACCAGAAGGAGGTACGTATCCGCTTGAAACAGTTAAGTAAGTATCAATCAGATTCCGATCGTCACCAGTCCGCTGTGGGCCCGACTGAATCGGGTGATAAAGGTTTTTATCGTATTTCCAGTTAGTCTGCGGCGTGTATACCATAGTGCCACTCCAGCTTATTTAATTCTACTTGCTTTAAAATATTTAAGAGCTTGTAAGGGCGTATGACCTCCCACATCGAGAGAGCCCTTACGGTTTTCTTTGAAGATCCAGAAGCATCTATAGCCTGTTTCTCAGGCTCTATAACCGAAAGCTTAACCCACCCACGTGGGATGAAAAAGGTTATTCCGTATCTAATTAAAGCTTCTCTCGTCGGCTACATGCTGGCAACTTTTGTCAGTCCAGCCATCGAAGAGCGATTCAACCTTACAAAAAATGAGGCCATAGCGACCTCATTTATTATTGGTTACGCCGGAATCAGGATTCTGGCGGCTGTAGAACGACTAGCTGAGAAAGAACTTGAACGTCGTATCGGCAAAGAGAAGGAAGACGATATCAGTTAATGACTACTGATTCGTCAAAACTGTCAGTAGCCTCGGCCTCAGGCTCATTTGACTGAGCCTTAGGGGGTACTTCTTTGACTTCTTCTTTTTTAGAGTCCTCTCTGCGAGGGCGGTAGTCAAGAGAACGCATGGCACAAATCCTTTTAACAGAAGAGTAGCAAGAAAAAAGCCTCCCAACTACGGGAGGCTCCAAACCTTGGCTTGTTAATGCTATCAAGCAGGATCCATAAAAAGAAGCTTGCTACGCATAGCTTCGGGACCCATTTGCTGAAGAACACGCCAGGCGTTCTCAGGGCTGCGGTTCATAACGTCGCTGAACTGCTCCCACTGCTGCTGGGGCTGGCCTCCGTTGACCGAACCACCTGCATTAGCGGGGGGAGCGGGCATGTCGTAGCTGGGCTGATAAGCCTGAGCCTGTTGCTGATAGTTGGCGGTATCACCGTCAATGTCCACGGGGACAACTTCGGTGAAATAACGATCAGTGTAGTTAGCCAAGTGATCAGGATCAGTGAGGATGGTCTGCATCGCATCGTGGCGAGCAGCCAGGACATCCATTTTCTGAGCCTGATCGATGAGGAGATCCTCAAGCGAGCAGGAGTACTGATTCAGGATGCCTGGAGCTTCAATCCCGAAGTGATTAACGACCTCTGCGGTTACGGGGCTTACGCTCGTTTGCGGGGCCGTAGAAGTTTGCGAGGAAGTTTGGGTCGGTAAAGCGTTGGTAAACGAGGTCGGCGCTACCTGCTGTTCCTGGTAAGCCCAGGGTTGGGCCTGTAAACTCTGATTGCTCAGTTGAGTAGCCGGTTGCGGTGCCACCTGGTAAGGCGACTGTTGAACCTGGCTGAGGGATTGCGAGTTGACCTGGGACAGCACCCGCTCCAGAGAGCCCATCGCTGCTTCCCAAGGGTTGCTCGGGGAGGATTGCGACGTTAACTGGTTGTACTGGTTGCTGGTAGAAGGGGCCGTAGCCTGTTGTACCTGCGACGGCGGTTGGGCTGTAGGTACCGAAGCTGCCGCCGGGGTAGAGGTTTGCGCCACCCACTGCGGGTAGGCGGTTGAGCCCTGGTCCGAGGATACCGCCGGGGCTGCCGCCGGGGAGACCGGGCTCGGGGTCGAAGCTTGGATCTGCTGGCTCATAGCTACCCGAGTAAGTTAGTTCTTCCGCGAGGTGGTCGAATGTCCTGTAAAGGAGCGGAGTTATGTTCAGTCTAGGATCAGCCGCAAGTGGCTGATTAGGCGCAAGGGGATGCGGCGACTGCAACATCTGGCTTAATAATACCAGAAATTGTTGCATTGCTGATTGAGTTTGCTGCACCATGCGGAAGGGGAAACCCTTCAACATCTCAGCTCTCTCAGAGTCAGTCTTCTCAGGAAAAAGGAATTTAAGAGCCTCGATGCTGTCTACACCAAGCTCTTGCAAGTTACGAACAACGATCGACTTCTGGTTGATGTCGTACGCTGTATCCTCGTAAACGTCGCCCTGATACCTATAAGTAACAGTGCGTTCCCCGTCTTCAGGTAAACCAATAACTCCCGGAGGGACTTTATTTTCCTGAAGAGCAAGTTGAATTGCTTGAGTGACCTTGGCCTCAAATCGAGCTAGAGACTTTTGGTACTTCTCTATATTTTCTTCCGTTTGTTCTTTGGGTAAACTAGGCTCCTTAAGTCCGGCAGCCGCGATAAACGACTCACGGAAGATTACTTCTTGGTGATAGAGCATCATCTCCAGGAGACGATTAAACCCATATGTCAAGAAACTTTTATTTTTGCGAAGAGCCGTGGCTTGAGCACGACCCATCAAACCTTTGATCTCCGTTGCCGTAGCGCCGGCCGAAATAGAGATTTCGTCAACACCACCAAGAGCCGTACGGATCTCTTCCCGCAGGAGAAGCGTGTAACGGTTCATATCACCGTTAACCGGGTCGGGGGTCATGTAACCCACGCGGTCTGACGGCTCGACATTGGCGATAATGCGCGGAACACGCAAACCGCCGCCCATTCCGGCTCCAAACGGCTCACTTACGCGAGTCGAAGGGCTATCAACACCCGAAAAACCACTCTGGCTGCTGATTGTCGGCCTAAAAGTGCTCCCAGCATCGCTCGCTTCGACCAGATCGCTGCGGGGACGCGAGCTAATCAGCGTGGGGTTGCCAAAGAACTCAATATTCTTAGCAATATTGCGAGTTAACTCGTCATGGAGCGTGATTTGCTCCATAAACGGGTCAAATTCGCCCTCTCCCTCAGTACCACTGGCGTTTGGCTTGTTTAAAACCTCAACAGCAGGGATAAAACCAAGCGTGTTAGGGCGTTTCTTGGCCGGAGTCAGGACTGAGCCGGGTTCCAGGTCAAAACTAAGCTCAGTATCAGTCTCTACTTCACTAATCTCGTCTGCTGTAATCGTTAAACGGACGTAACGCTTGTTCTGTCCGTAACTATTACTAGGTAGACCCAGGTTTGCGTTCTTTACCTTGTAGCTATAGACGATAATTACTTCTTCAACCTCACCATTCACATCGTGATATACCCTGTATTGGTTTTTGTTGAAAAAATAAATCTGATACTTAAGCTTAGGGTCGGGTCGGAAGTAAAAAAGACCGCACCCGTCGATTAAAAAGTTGCGGATAATCGTAGGAAAACGAATATCCAGCTTGTTTAGAGCTATGACATCTTCCAAGAACCGAGTACGGCTCTTGTAGGTGTCTTGGTCGCAGTAAAAAGCCAGACCCTTCTTCATCATCAGAAGGGTCATCTGCTGCAGATGGCTCAAAACAACCATGGTCGATGCCTGGCTGCTTCGATCCTGAGTGCGCGACGACTCTAAGATCTCGTTGAACCTTTTTCTAGTTTCAGTCGAGCTGGCCATCTACACACATCACGAGTAAAAAAGACCCTAAAAAAGGATCACTTACGGAAGATACCTTCCTTAGCCTTCTTGGCTTTAGCTTTGGCACGCTTACGAGACTCCTCGGAGCCACTCACAGCGTCACCGCTAGGGGCTTTCTTAGCTTCGCGGTCCTTAGCGAACTTTTCGAGAAGCTCTGCAGGCATTTTGTCAGCCATCTGGCAGTAGATACGCTTTGACTCTTTCCAGTTTAACCGCTTCCTCAGGCAAATCCTCGACTGGGTACGAAGTCAATAGATGATCTTCGCGACCCAGCATGTCTGTATGTCCCTCCTTAGGCTCAAATTCATCACACAATTTCTGAACTTCCGGGCGATCCCAGATGTAGTACTCGGCGATGGAACGTAACTTAGTTTTGCGTTTATCAGCGTCGCCCATCCAGCTTAGATGCCATCCTGCATCTCTAGTACCAAAATATCTATTGTTCTGCGTGGCACGCATAGAGGATAAAGTACCAAACTCCTTCAACTGGCCCACGGTGCTGACTACGCCACAACGCCAATCGAAGAGCTCGCCGCTCGGCGAAACTAGCTGACGGTCCGCTCGTCCATAGTGCATGGACATACTGAGACGCACGATCTTATCCTTTTCCTCTTTTACGACTTCTAACAGCTCAGGAAACTTAGCTGGGTTCGCGATTTCGTCGCAATCAGAGCATATAAAGACTGTATCCTCTGGCATCATGTGCAGCCCTACGCCGAGTGCGTCTCGCTGCCCTCGCTCACGAATCCACGGGTCAGGCGCTTCCTCGGCAGAAGGAAGCTCAACGTGAAGAACTTGGATTTTCTCTTCAGGCAAGCCAAGCTCACGAATTGTGTCCAAGCACGTGAACGGTTTATCCTCGCCACGATGCGTGCGGTTGGCGTCCGTAATCAGAAAGCCATCAACGTGATCTTCTAAGGTTCTAATACGAAGCTCAAGAATTTCTCGCTCGTTAAAATAACAGAATGTATCTATGAGCACTGTGAGCGAGAGCGTGTCTCACTATATTAACTCAGTCTCCAGCCTGCAGATACTTCGAAGCCTTTTGTTTTGCCCGTTTTAACGAATTTCCGTTGGAGTCATCCAGAACTGTGCCGTTATCTGAGTCCATCCCGGTATATTGCTCGTTCGGAGCAGCAGGAGCCTGTGGATTCGGAGAATACGTATAGTCACGCTCCTCGTCAGCCACGCCCTCAGCAAACGCGTTACTAGATGGCTGATTAGCGCGACGCTGCTCGTCAGCAGCACGCATGTTCATTTGGTAAGCCTTAGCAAAACCAAAAGCGGCCTTAGTATAGGGATCCATTAGTAAAGAACGAAGACGCCGCTAACATTACCGCTAATCATGGCAGTACAAGCAATAGGAATGAGACTATTACCTGTTAAGTTGACGGCAGTAGAGTGCTGACCAGGCGCATCCGAGAGTTCGACAGTAAGGTAACCCTTCGTACCACCACTATTATCCTCGATAAAGACTGCTCTGCACGTAGCAAAATTCTTGCGGCCATCAGCAGGGGTCCAAGCAAAACCGCTTGCGTAAGGTAGCGAGGAAGTCTGCCCATACACAGAGCCAAAAGCGCGGATATCCATATAGAAAGACTGTTTCGTCTATCTTAACGTGTCGAACTGCTCTTCTCCAAGTAACTAATCAAACGATCTAAGTACCACCGGGCTTTCTTGAGGTCCTCTAAACCGTTTTTATGTTTCTCTCTTGACACATACTTCAACACATTCATCTTGCAACCTCCGCAAAACTCTTCGGCGGTCAGGCAAGACTCCATGTAGTCGATTGTCTCAACCGAACCCTGCGTATAGTGACTAGGGTGATTTACAGAATCATGATCAGCTTGCTGCACTTGTGAACCTAAATCGGTCAAGCTTAGTTGGACATACTCAGGTTTAGTCATAACCAAACATATCCGTGACGTCGAGAACGTGACCCAGTTTATCCTCTAAATCCAAGCTGTACTTTGTGTCGCAGTGTTCGACTAGGCCGCAGGGAGCTATCTGAATCCTGTCACCCGTCTTTACAACGGGCACAACCCGGCGATGCTCCTGACCGCCTCGCAACTTTTCAAACGCTAGCCCCATAGAACTTCTGTCAGCGAGCGGCCAGCAACGAAACTGGGTGAGCTCAAAATTTTTTATAGGATTTGAACTCTGGGAGATTACGTACTCCTCCGCCATCTCCTGATCAAGAATCATCATCCCCATGTAAGGGTTGCCTAAAGAAACGAATCCAACAAACCAGTCATTCAACGGTGTCAGATAAGACTCAACTTGATAAGGTCTGTCGCCCCATACGGACTCGGTTGGTTTATTGAGCTGCCAGACCTTGTGGTTATCAAAAGGCACTTGCTTAGACCCATAAGACTCATACCGACAAAACCCAGGCTCAAGATTTAGTTTCTTCAGCCTGTCTTTGTACAAGAACCAGTACACGAAGTTTTCACTCGTGAAGTAAATATCGTTTTCTGTGTAGACGTAGAAGTCGTAGTACTTGTTTAAAACTGCTTCA